TAGGTAAACAACTCAATGCAGAGCAGAGATTGTCCAAGGCATTGGTAGCAATCATGGGTCAACCTAAGTACACGGCACTAGCGGGGGTGTTAATGATAGGTGAGAAGACTGTCAAAGATGTACCGACAGCCTGTACCAATGGTCGTGATGAGGTGTACGGGCGGGAGTTTGTAGATAACCTGACCGACGCCGAATTACGTGGGGTAGTGCTACACGAGAACTACCACAAGCTGTACCAGCACCTGACTACGTGGAAACACCTTTGGAAGATTGACCCTAATACAGCTAACCAAGCTATGGACTACGTGATCAACATCAAGATCATGGACGACAATACAGATGGCTTTGCTGTGATACCCAAGGGAGGGCTGGTAGATGCCAAGTACAGGGGCATGGACACAGCCCAAGTGTTTGACCTAATACGTCAGAGTAACGACGACGACAACGGTTCAGGAGGTATGGATGAGCATGACTGGGAAGGCGCACAGGATTTATCTGACCAAGAGAAACGTGAGTTGGAACGTGACATTGACGAGGCCATACGTCAGGGAGCACTAGCCGCAGGTAAGATGGGGGGTACGGATAGCCGCGACCTAGAAGAGTTACTGAAGCCACAGGTAGATTGGCGTGAGGTGCTGCGTGAGTTCGTATCCACAACATGTGCAGGTAATGACTACTCTACTTGGGCACGGCCTAACCGCCGGTTGATGAGTCAGGGTGTCTACATGCCTAGTGGCATCAGTCAGAGTGTGGGGGAGCTAGTTGTTGCCATTGACACATCAGGATCTATTAACAAACGCACCCTGACCGCGTTCCTATCAGAGGTGAAGTCTGTCTGTGACACAGTACACCCAGACAAGGTTCGGTTGTTGTACTGGGGCCACAAGGTAGTAGGCGATGAGTCGTACAAGACCGACGAGTTAGATGGTCTGATCACGTCTACCAAACCTAGGGGTGGTGGTGGCACTGATGTTAACTGTGTCACGCAGTACATGACTGCCGAGGGTATCAAACCCCAAGCATGTATCGTGTTAACAGATGGGTACTTAGCGGGTAGCTGGGGAGAGTGGAGTTGTCCAGTGTTGTGGACAGTGATAGACAACAAGCACGCCGTGCCGAGTACTGGCACTACAATACACATCAAGTCAGGAGACATGTAATGATATCACAGAGAGATTCAGCAATTCGTGGGTACGTAACTGGAAATATGGGTAGGCGGGTAGTTTTATGGAGGGTGGATAAGTTACCACCAACCTCATACTCCCCGACCATAGAGACTCCACGGAACGGCTTAGAGGCAGCGGGTGTAGAGTTTACGGCAGCGATAAAGAAAGCCTTTAGGGGGTGTGAGGTACGCACCCTGTTCTCGACCGGCGATCATTACTTTCAAGCGTACGTGTATATGCCGGGAGACACATGCTGCATGGGGTATATAACTGTAGCCCAACAATACAGTAGCTTATACGGAGATTATGCACCTAAATTTAGTTACAAAGTATTTGCACATACCATAAGAAATAACAGGTACACCGATGGCGTAGAGCAGCAGTCTTGTGAGACAGTTAACCCTAAGAAAGCCGTGGATAATGCTAAAAAGTACCTACGCAGGGTGACACACGAGGAGCTAACAAAGATTACATCCGAAGAATACTTTAACGCCAGAAGGGATCAGGAGGAAAAAGTAGAATCAGAGTTAGCTGCCGCCACTTGTTGCTTGTTGGGCGTGCGGCCTTCCCTGTTGTCTCAAAGGTTTGAAGATATGAGAAACTCCCCTCTGTTAACTGAGCTGTTCTGGCAGGTGGATGCAGGTACCACGAATTTCGTGTCCCCTGATGTTAAGGTTAAGTTAGAGGAGGTACGGCGGCTACACAAAGAGTATACGGCTATCATGGATAGTCGGACTACCGACAAGGTTATGTGCATACAAGTGCATGAGGTAAAGATAATGGGTGAGGAAACTCATGAGTTCTCCACGGCTGTTATAAGTACTACCCGTTGGCTCAGGTCTGGTGATGTTGTTGACTACTGTAGGTATACTGAGAAGACCCTACCCGAGGACATAGCAGGGAAGATAGCGGTGTTAACGGTATGCGGCGCGAACACTGCTGTTATAGGTGTTGGGTATCGCTACGACGAGAATATATTCTATGTCGTCTGTTGATAAGATTTGGGATGAACTTGTATCATCTGGTTCTATATATAGAGTATGTATACACATCAACACGAACAGAGTCGAAGTAGCATGTATAGGCATGGGATGTGTTGACTATGGGAGTCCCCAATACTATGATATGGAAGAGCTACCGGAATGGGTAGTCGGACGGATAGCGGTGCTGTCTCTGTGCGACACCGTTCCGCCTACTCCAGCCATAGAAGGTGTTGGTAGGCGTATTGACGAGACTACTTTCTGGGTAGAGCGGTGAGACTTACAAAAGCCGGCTAATGTAAGTAGTGTTTTGTAAAGCCGTTAAACAATAGAGATTAGCAGTGGAGATGTGGGGGGTAAATATGGTAGTTAAGTTTTGCCAAAATTGCGGTGTCGAGTTTCAAGCTCGCGGGGCCAATAAAAATTGTGGCCCTGTATGTGGGAACATTATCGCCAACAAACTGAAGACTGCTAGGTACCTAGATAAGTCTGGGGTTGCTAGGAGCAGGGGGGCCATGTATAGCGATACACGGCTGGAGCTAGAGAACTATGTGCCGGGTATTGCATTAGCAAGACAACTTTGGAATAAAAAAATTAAATGGGACGGGTTTTATGGCGATGACTCCAGAGGGTAAGGTAAAGAAGAAAGTAGTCGAGCAGCTAAAAACATTAGGGTGCTACTACTTCTTCCCAGCTACAGGTGGCTACGGTAAGAGTGGTGTGCCAGATGTAGTAGGGTGCTACAACGGGAGATTCTTCGGGATTGAATGTAAGGCAGGTAAGGGCAAGACAACCGCTTTACAGGACAAGAACTTGAAGGAGATAGGGGAGGCGCATGGTATTGCGTGCGTGGTTAACGAAGATAACATGAACGATATCAAATACTTACTAGAGGAAACACGTTATGGGCATTAACAAAGCAACACCCGCTGATTGGGAGCGGTTAAGAAGAGACTACCCTGCGGTAGCACCCTACGTAGATAAGTATGACATGGAGCCGCCGGTCGAGAACATGGTTGATTCCCCCAAGCACTACACCGCAGGGGATGTCGAGTGTATTGATGGTATAGAAGCGTCGATGACACCGGAGGCGTTCAAGGGGTACTGCAAGGGAGCGTGCATGAAATACTTGTGGCGTTACGAGCGAAAGGGCAAGCCATTGGAAGACCTGCGCAAGGCTCAGTGGTACTTAAACAAGTTAATATCTAAGGTAGAGGTGTAGTTATGGTGGCTAACATGGAGATATTGGTAGTGGCAGTCGTTGCACACGTAATCTGCCCTTTAGGGATTATCCTAGGGCACTGCTTATAACAGAGAGTTGACATGAACCTAATAACTATTGACTTTGAAACATATTATGACAAAGACTTTTCCCTACGTAAGATGACAACCGAATCCTACATACGTGACCCCCGTTTTGAGGTGATCGGTGTAGGGGTAAAAGTTAACAACGGGGTGACGGAGTGGGCCAGTGGAACACATGAAGAACTCAAAGACTATTTGCAATCCTTCGATTGGAGTAAGACTGTACTCTTATGCCACAACACTATGTTCGATGGCGCTATACTTAGCTGGTTGTTTGACGTTCACCCTTATCTGCTGGCTGATACTCTGTGTATTGCTCGCGCTTTACATGGGGTCGAAGTCGGTGGATCTCTTGCGTCACTTGCTATCAGGTACGGTATCGGCACTAAGGGTACAGGAGTACAAGACGCCCTTGGCAAGCGGCGAGAAGATTTCACAGAAGAAGAGTTAGGTAGCTACGGGGACTACTGCATAAATGACGTTGAGCTGACCTATAAACTGTTCAACATCATGGGTAAGGATTTCCCTAAACAGGAGCTGCGCTTGATAGACTGTACTCTACGCATGTTTGTAGAGCCTGTGCTTGAGTTAGACTTACCCTTACTAGAGCAACACCTTAAAGACACCAAGCAGGAGAAGGAGGACTTGATAACTTCTTCTGGTGTAACTAAAAAGGAATTGATGAGCAACCCCCAGTTTGCCGACCTGCTTAGAGCGGCAGGCGCTAGTCCACCAATGAAGACCAGCCTGACTACTGGCAAGCCGACGTTGGCCTTTGCCAAGACCGATGAGCAGTTTCAAGCATTACTGGAGCACGAAGATCCCAGAGTGCGGCTGTTGGTAGCGTCTAGGTTAGGTGTTAAGGGTTCGTTGGAAGAGTCCCGCACTGAAAGGTTTATCTCTATCGCCAAGCGGGGCCTTATGCCCGTGCCTATCCGGTACTATGCTGCCCATACAGGTAGGTGGGGAGGCGATGACAAGATAAACATACAGAACCTCCCGAGCCGGGGAGTAAATGGCAAGAAGTTAAAGAGCAGTATGCTTGCCCCCAAAGGATATACGTTGGTTGACTGCGACTCTTCTCAGATCGAGGCCCGAGTACTAGCGTGGTTAGCAGAACAAGAGGAACTGGTATCTGCATTCGCAGCTAAGAAAGATGTGTATATAACAATGGCCTCTACTATATACGGTGTACCGGAAGCCGAGGTGTCCAAAACCCAGCGTTTTGTAGGTAAAACCACTATCCTAGGTTGTGGCTACGGTATGGGCGCAGGTAGGTTTGCTGACCAACTACAATCTTTTGGTACGGATATAGATATAGAGGAGTCGCGTAGGATCATTTCTATATATAGAAGCACCAATTGGAAAATCGGTACGCTGTGGCGTAACCTCCAGAACATGTTAGTAAATATGTCTAGGGGAACGTCTGGTAGCCTTGGCCCCAATGGCATAATCAAGTATGGGGCATCGCTGGGACGGTACATGGGTAAGCCTATGTGTAATGCGTGGGTACGACTACCATCTGGGTTAAACATGCGTTACGATGACTTACAGTACGAACAGGGAAAGCACGGACTAGAGTTTAGCTATAAGACTAGAAACGGATACAACCGTATATACGGGGGTAAAGTTACAGAAAACGTGTGTCAGGCTATTGCTAGGTGCATCATTGGGGAACAGATGTTAGCTATATCTAAGAGATACAAAGTAGTCCTCACTGTGCATGACTCTGTGGTATGTTGCGTACCGACAGACGAGTTGGTAGAGGCAACAGCTTTTATTGAGCGTTGTATGAGCACTACTCCACTATGGGCTAGCGGCCTACCTATAACGTGTGAGTCAGGCAGTGGTAAATCTTACGGAGAGTGCGAATAGTATGGGCGATATAATCGAATGGCCGAAAAAAATTGAATTAGCCGACCCCGCAAAATTAGAGGGTACAGTAATTGCGTATATAGGGGAGGGCGAATACGGAGAGCTATTGGTTTGCCTAGAGCAGATAGAATATGGTTTTGTGAAAGGCAGGTTAGTACTAGATGTGGATTTCATAAAACTCCTTATAGAAGCATTATCAGAACTTAACGAGTATGTGGAGGATATGCACTGATGAGTATTGCTCCGTGGTCGTTTTCTAAGATTAAATCTTTTGAGCAATGCCCTAAGAAGTTCTACCACTTAAAGGTGTTAAAGAACTACAAAGAGCCAGAGACAGAAGCAATGCTGTACGGCACCGCCGTACACTTAGCGGCAGAGGAGTATATACGTGACGGCACCCCGCTGCCTGAGAAGTACAGCTACTGCAAAGACGTTTTGGATTCTTTGAAAGCCAAAGCAGGGGAGAAGATATGTGAATTGGAGATGGGGCTTACTGAGGGTCTGGAGCCGTGTGGTTTTAGGGACGATGCTGTTTGGTGGCGCGGTATAGCGGATTTAGTTATACTGAATAGAGACACCAAGACAGCTTGGGTAATAGATTACAAGACAAGCAAGAACACTAGGTATGCAGATAAAGGGCAACTAGAGCTAATGGCCCTAGCCGTGTTCAAGCACTACCCCGAAATAGAACACGTAAAAGGCGGGTTAGTTTTTGTAGTGTGCGGGGAGTTGATAACGGGCAACTACAATAAATCTGAAGAATCTACGCTATGGGCTAAGTGGCTATCTGACTACAGCCGTATGGAAAAAGCATTTGAGAAAGATGTTTGGAACGCTCACCAAAGTGGGTTATGCAGGAGACACTGCATAGTCACGGAATGTGTACATAACGGGAGGCACTAATGCCTTATAAGAAGAAGTCAGATAGGAAGAAGCAAGTTAATGCCCCCGTGGGTAGCGCCACGTTTGAACGCCGAATGGAGCGACAGCGTGCCAGACGTAAGATGGACAGAGAAGGTATAGATGCTAACGGCAACGGCAAAGCTGACAAGCGCGAAGGTAAAGACGTAAGTCACAAGAAAGCCTTGGTCAATGGTGGTAGTAATGCGGACGGCGTTATTGTAGAGAGTCGATCTGCTAACAGAAGTCGGAACTACAAAACCAAAAAGAAGTAGTTCCCAAGACGCTTGCCTAGATGCGTCTATAAAAAACGTGAGTTGTTAGACCTTTTTTACTCACAAAAATTTAGGAAGTTCAAGGGGTTATCTCCCCCCTTCATAAGCAGACCTAGCCCTATCTGTGAGCGAAGCAGGGCCTACTTTTTCTTGCATGATGTGGACACCCACTTCGTGCTATTTGGCATCGGGGGGATAAATGCGTCCAGTGTATGAGAGCGAGTTTGACCGTAGTAACGAGTGGTATATAAAAGATTATCTTGAGTCTAGCGGTAAGTATACCTACGAGAAGTCTGAACCTTTCGCCCCCATAGACGGCTTGTTGTTACGGGACGGGAAGCATATAGCAAACGTAGAAGTCAAGACCCGAACCAATGCTAAGGATAAATACCCTACGTACATGATAAGCGCGAATAAGGTAGGGAACATACTGCGAGTAAGTAGGGAGAGCAAGGTAATACCCCTACTGATTGTAAAGTTTACTGATGGTGTGTTTGCGGTAGTGCTGAAAGATGGGTACGAGCTACGCCAAGGCGGAAGGCAGGATAGAGGTGATAGCTACGATATGGAAACGTGTATATACATACCAATAACGGAGTTCGTACAGATATGAAGATAGTAGATAACAAAGCATTGCTGCTGACATTACGTAACCCAGCAAGAGTTAC